TCGAGATACTCCTAAAACTCTTGCCATGCTCCCTATACTATGCTCTAAGCAATTCGATTTCATGAACTTCAATCGGGATTCTGTTCGCGGGAAAGCATGGCCGCAAACTTTTTTAAGATCGCGTTCTCATCCTTTAATCTCAGATTCTCTCTACGAAGTCTTTTCAACTCTTCGCTTTCCTTTAGCTGTTTATCCGGAAGTGGTTGCTCTGTTTCCTTCTTTTTCAAATGCTCGGCCTTCCATTGTCTCAATACAAAGTAGCTAACTCCTAAGGACTCTGCTACTTCTTTTATTGTAAACGATCCGCTTAACGTCCGGTTTACCGCTTGTTCCCGAAACTCTGGCGAATATTTTCTTCTTCCTTTCATTCTCACCTTTTACCTCTATTCTTGGAAAAAAAGGTGTCTACTTTTATGTTACTAGGTCACTTCCTAAGAAAATTGGACAATTGAAGAACTTGCAAATGTTGGATTTGAGTGATAACCAACTCATAATACTTCCTAAAGAAATTAGACAACTGAAGAACTTGCAAATGTTGGATTTGAGTGATAACCAAATCATAATACTTCCTAAAGAAATTAGACAACTGAAGAACTTGCAAATGTTGGATTTGCGTTCTAACCAACTCACAATACTTCCTAAGGAAATCGGAAAACTACAGAATTTGCAAGAATTGTATTTGAGTAATAACCAACTTACAACTTTTCCTAAAGAAATCGGAAAACTACAAAAGTTGCAATGGTTGAATTTGAGTGCTAACCAAATCAAAACTATTCCGAAAGAAATTGAAAAACTACAAAAGTTGCAATCGTTGTATTTGCCTAATAACCAACTTACAACTCTTCCACAAGAAATTGGAAAACTACAAAAGTTGCAATGGTTGAATTTGAGTTATAACCAAATCAAAACTCTTCCACAAGAAATTGAAAAACTACAAAAGTTGCAATGGTTGTATTTGCATAAGAACCAACTCACTACTCTTCCACAAGAAATTGAAAAACTACAAAAGTTGGAATCGTTGGGTTTGGATAATAACCAACTTACAACTCTTCCACAAGAAATTGGACAACTACAGAATTTGAAAGTGTTGTTTTTGAATAATAACCAACTCACAACTCTTCCACAAGAAATTGGACATCTACAGAATTTGCAAGATTTGTATTTGGTTTCTAACCAACTCACAACAATTCCTAAAGAAATTGGACAATTACAAAACTTGCAAATGTTAGATTTAGGTAATAACCAACTCACAATACTTCCTAAGGAAATCGGAAAACTACAGAATTTGCAATGGTTGTATTTGAGTAATAACCAACTCACAACAATTCCTAAGGAAATTGGACAATTACAGAATTTGCAAGAATTGTATTTGAGTAATAACCAACTCACAACAATTCCTAAGGAAATTGGACAATTACAGAATTTGCAAGAATTGTATTTGAGTAATAACCAACTCATAACAATTCCTAAGGAAATTGGACAATTACAGAACTTGCAAACTTTGTATTTACGAAACAACCAATTCTCAATCGAAGAAAAAGAAAGGATTCGAAAACTTCTTCCAAAGTGCCAAATTTACTTTGAATAAGATTTCTCTTCTCTTTTGAACATTAAGCAAGCTTGAATAGAATGAAAAATTATTAGATTTGAAATCAAAGATAAAGATTTCTGGGATCTTTGTTTAAAAAAGAACGTTTAAATTGAATGACATTTTATTTTTAATTTAGAAACTTGCCTTTCAATTTAAATGAATTCCAATTCGGATAACCTCTATGAACTTTCGCATAACGTTAATTCACTTACAAAAAATTACAATTAGTCTTTTATTTCTCATTAATTTATCTTGCAAGATTCAAACAGAAGAAGTAGAACCAGAAGCTTATCAAGATTTAACAAAAGCCCTCCAAAATCCTTTAGATGTTCTAGTTTTGAATTTGAGTCGTCAAGAACTCAAAACCCTTCCTATAGAAATCGGACAATTGAAGAATCTGCAATTGTTGAATTTAAGTTATAACCAGCTCAAGACTCTTCCAAAGGAAATAGAGCAATTGAAGAATCTGCAAAGGTTGTATTTGATGGATAACCAACTCACAATACTTTCTAAAGAAATTGGACAACTACAAAATCTGCAATTGTTGAATTTAAGTTATAACCAGCTCAAGACTCTTCCAAAGGAAATAGAGCAATTGAAGAACTTGCAAACTTTGGATTTGGGTTCTAACCAACTTACAGTTCTTCCACAAGAAATTGGACAACTGGAAAATTTACATGAGTTGTATTTGGGTTCTAACCAACTTATAGTTCTTCCACAAGAAATTGGACAACTGGAAAATTTACATGAGTTGGATTTGAGTTCTAACCGACTCAAAATTCTTCCTAAGGAAATCAAACAATTGAAGAACTTACAAAAGTTGTATTTAGATTATAACCAACTTACAACTCTTCCACAAGAAATTGGACAACTAAAAAATTTAAAATGGTTGTATTTATATTCTAACCAACTTGCAACTCTTCCGAAAGAAATCGAACAATTGAAGAATTTGAAATCGTTGAATTTAAAGAACAATCAACTCTCAATCGAAGAAAAAGAAAGGATTCGAAAGCTTCTTCCAAAGTGCCAAATTTACTTTGAATAAGATTTCTTTTTCTGAGTTATTTTCACCCTATCCGTTATTTGGATAAGGTGATTTTATAAATTTGTTTTTACTGAACCTGAATTTTTATATCATTCGGTGCTGTGGTTATAGTTTCCGAAAAGTATTGAGCTAATATTACAAGTGGACCCGATGCGGTTGATGAACTCCAGGTTACTTGATTTTGACTTTGGACGTTTTGGTTAAAACTTATTGTTTTATACGTTGTAGGATAACACGCATCTGTACCAGTCACTACAAAGATTTGTAATCCTCCTGATCCTATATTCGTTATATTTGAAGTAAATACAATTTGTTGATTTGGTATATACGAATCTATTTTTATAGCTGTAAGTGAACTTGGAGTTTTGTAATCAAATAATAAAGTTTTTAGAGTTGCGTCTGCTATTATCGGATTTTTACATACAGAACTTGATTCTATACTCAATGTTATATCCGTAGGTATTGTATTGCTTGAACCATACGACGAAGCCAAAGCCATTAAATTCCCAGACAAAGGAGTTGCGTATACCGTCTTTTTATTTATGCGAGGTGAAAATAAATTAAAGGAGTTTAGAAAATTACTATAATCTTGAGGAACGTCACAGGGACTATTTGCGCTATAAAATCGTATTGTATATTGCACTGGAAGAAACTCTTTCATATCCAATTCGATTCTTCTTCCAAATTCAAAATTACTTAAATATCCAAGACTTCCTACGTATTGATTGATCCTACTAGTATACGGTGTAAATTTTAATGGTATATTCTCCCCTTTATACTCTGGAGTTGAACAATTTTGGGCTACTTGTGCCGTTAAGAGTAAGGTTAATAATTCTTCATTTGAGTTATCTGACTGTTTACAATTGTTTGCTGTTTGTAGACAAATTGCTATTAATAGTAATTTTGTTATGATTTTCATTTTTATTCCTTTATTTTTTCAGGAAACTCTATTCTATTTTTTAAGGTTTTATATAAGTTCCCTAAAAGAATTGAGTTCGATTGAATCATCATATTCTCTTACGTTCGAATATTACAAATTACAATAATAATTTAACAATTGTTAATTTTTGAGTCGAGACAACAATATTCAGAATTAAATTTATCCATTGCAAGCTTAATCAATTCTTTTTGCTTTTTCTCTACTCGATAGAACGGATATATCACCCCTCCCCAAATAGAATAATAAGCGGACCAAGAAATGCTTATCTCGGAATGATAAATTTCTTTTTTTTGTTTGTTTTCATAAATGTTAAAAGAAATTTTTGATTTTCTGTTTGATCTGATAGGAAATATTCCCATTGTAATAATACCAAAAATATTAAATAGATCATTTATGATCTCCGATTCTTCTTCATATTTCAATTCTCCATAAATATTCGAATTATCATTATTTTCTTCTCGATTCAAAGAATTGCTAATAATGACTTGCTTCATTGAATCCGAATATAGATTATCAAAAAGTCTAAACCTGCCTTCTTGGGCTTGCATTGATTTTATATTTGGAACAATTAATTTAATCCGAAACAAGCCTTTGCAATTCTTTTCAGAAACCAAACTATTTATGGAATGTATATTTTCGGAACTTCCTGTAAATACGCATCCTTGAAAACTAAATAATAATATAAGTAATATTCTATTACGATAATTTATCATTTTTACACTCCAGTTTTCACATTCCTAATCCATTAGTATTTCGGCTGCTAGTTCCGGCTGTATTACCTACTGCGCAATTGTATAACATTTGATATTCTACAAATTGATTATTTGTAGACAATGAGCCTAAGTTTTCCTGATAGTGATTATTCATAAAATTATAAGCGCAGGCAGCCGCATTTGGAATATGACGTCTTGTATTCGAATAGTCTAATAAATCTTCTGCTGCTCTTCCTAATCTCAAAATTCCATAACCAATTAAGTATGGATTTTTAGTAATGAAAAAACCAGCAATAGATATAACAACATCGCTCAAATCAAAAGCCCATTTATAATTTTTTCGCTTATTATCAATCTTAGTTTGATCTTTAGCATTTCCCCAAAGATACCCATCGAACGCACCTTCAAAGCTTCCAGTCATCAAATATCCCAATATTGCCCCTTTAGTTGAATCTCGCATACCTCTGAGTTTTGTTGGGTTATGAACAAAAGTAGCGTTATGAACAAAACGATTTACTCCCTTCGAAATCCCATTTGTACTCAACTTCTTGTCCAGACCTTTAGAATTAAAATCCTTCCCCATAGCATGACCAACGATACGATTTAACATGTGCATCATATCAGGACCGGAAATGTGTCCACTAGGATCACGATAACTAACAGGATTTCCATCTACATACATATAACGATTCATACCATTTACAGAATCAGGTGCAATCACTGAATCCGCCTGCAAGAAACGGCCTAACGTAGGTTCGTAAAAACGAGATTTGTAATAGTAAAGACCTGTTTCTTTGTCTTCAATCTGTCCCGTAAACTTGTAACGAAATATATCAGGACCATAAGAATCGTTACGTATAATAGAACCATAGGGTTCATAAGATACAAAACTTACTCCTGGTTCTGGACCACTTGCAGGATTTCCTGCACCATCCGTTATCATCGTAATCGAACCTAAATGATTGGGATGATAAAAATACATTCCAGTTACAGGCATTCCACCTACACTTCCACCACCCGTCATTCCCACTCCAGGATTTTGAATACTAGGAACTCCTGGAGCTACATTTGCACCCATTGCTAATATCCAAGGCGGATCACCTTCCTTTCCACCGGTTCCGGGTAACACTCCACAACCGGGTAAAGAAGTTACTACAAATAAAGACAATATCAAGGCCGGGGTTGCGCCCCCTTTCCAACCAAGATTTTGTAAAAGTAGATTCTCCTTTAGGAAATAAGGATATACTAAATAAATAACTGCTAATAATAGCAAGAAATAAAACGCCTTGTAAAGACCCGTCGGAACCCCAGACTGAAAGAATTTAGAATATCCAAATATACCAATAAACTCAGATTCGAATCTGTTCTCCCAATAGTCGCCACAATCCCCCGTAATGTCCTTACAAAATGGTTTGATCATAGAACTAAAAATATCTCCAAGAACAAAACGACTTTCTTCCGATTCGTTTCCAGAAATCCGTAACGTCGCGTCTTCTCTTGTCCACTGGGCCACAAGGTCCCCTTGCAAACCTTTAACATACAAAGTATGTCTTTCCGGTTTGCCGGGCTCTCTTACAATTTCATAGTTATCATCTAAAGTATAGGTTGAAAATAAAGTAATGTCTGATACGGACTTTACACGGTTTCCTTGAAAGTCGTATACGTTTCGGATCGAACTACTCGTAGCATAAGGAGTAATTTCAATCAACTTACCATAACTATTGTAGCGTAAAGTATCTCCATTACGAGAAACCATATTCCCACTGGCGTCATAGCCGTAGGTCATTACTCCTGTGTTTGCACTTGTGGCCGTTGTCACCGCGTTAGAATGACTTGCATCTGTGTAACCTAAAGTATATGCACCTTTTTGAATTAAGTTTCCATTGGCGGAAAAAGTATAGTTTTGAGTTCCGTATCTTCCAACCGCCTGGGTCACCCTTCCCAAATTGTCTAAGGTAAAGTTTTGGGTTCTGTTTGGATTTAACTTGTCTTCAATTTTTGTAATATATCCTTTAGAATCATACGTAAGTTCGGTATTCCCGATGACACTTCCATCCGGTTTTTTAGAAACGATACTCAAAGGTTTTTTGTCCAGTGGTTCAAAACCAATTTCCATAGTAACCCCGTTACCGGAAGTTCTTCTTAAGCTCGGAACCCCATTGGAATCTAAATAAGGACCTTGGTAAGAAACAACTGTGTGACCGGTGCTTGTTCCATCCGCCGTGTCCATGGTGATACTCGACAAAGTTCCGTTAGACGAATAGAAATTGTGTAACTTAGTTCCATCCGGAAGCGTTTCCGTAATCGGTCGATTTAAAGAATCATAATCGGTTTTAAAAATAGCCGTTATATCATCCACGTATTTTGTCTTTTGAATCTCGTTTCCTTTTTGATTAAAAAGAAACTCGGTTCTTCCAGACTCATCCGTAACTTTAGTTAACCTTCCCCTAGAAAAGGGAACACTTGCATCGTCATACGTAAATTGAATCGGTGCTTCTGGACCATTTGTAGTTTGAGTCAAAGGTCTTCCGAGTAAATCGTAGGTAAAAGTGATCGTTTTGCCTCTAGCATCTGTTTGAGAATACAAACGTCCTAAAGAATCATAGGAATAAGAAATAGTTCCAGAATTCGGGTCTTGAGTAGAAACCCTTCTTCCTTTAGAATCATATACAAAACTGGTCGTAAGACCGCCCACATCCGTCACAGAAGAAATACCACCAAACGGAGAATAGTTGGTTAAAATCGTCCTACCGTTTACCGTTTTAAGAATCACTTGACCCAGTTCGTTTTTCGTGACTACTTCTGTTTTCGTCTGACCATCGGGGAAAGTGGTAGTTTTTGTTTCCGTAAATCCAGTTTTTGTAATACTCGTTTGAATCGTACCGTTTGCACTCGGTTCTAAGATTGTGGTCAATTCACCGTCCGGATCATTGTATTGATACGTCGTAAACTGTGGAGAAATACTTGTATAGTATTCGTTTGATTTTTGAATCAAAACCCCTCTGGTATAATCAAAGTAGTTGTCTTCAATCGAATTGATCCCACTCAGTGCCGTATTTCCTTCACTTCGAATCGTATTTCCCAAAGGATCGGTAAAGATCCGAGTTGTACTTACATTCCCGCTTACGTTGTCCCGGATACTTTTTGTCACAAACTCATTGTTATTTAAATTTGTTAAATTGTATTCCCCCGTATTGGAATAGGTATACGTTTCGTTTGCAGTCCCTTCCCCTGGATACGTTACGCTTGCTTTTCTTCCATAACCGTCGTAACTCGTCAATGTAATCGCACCATTGGGATCTGTGGAAGAAGTTTCTAATCCAGTCGCAAAATCATAGTTAGTCGTCGTGACATGTCCCAGTGTGTTTGTTTTTGTCACCGGAAAATGGTTGAATACCGGATCATACGTAAGAAAAGAAACTCCTCCAGAAGGTTCCGTAACCGAAACTACATTCCCAAAAGAATCATAACCAAATGTTGTAGTTAGAGGAGAAGCACTTGTGGGAAACTGAGTCTGAGAAGTTAAATTGTCTCCCGTATATCCGAGTTGTGTGTCTGTAACCCAAGTGCCGTCTACATTTTTTCTGGATCTTGTAACCCTTCCCATTCTCCAACCAGCCACGTCGTTAGAAACTTGAGAAGTATTTGTAATCGTATGGGGACCTAAACTTTCTACTACACTCGTCGTAAAACCGTAAGAATCATACGTAAAATTTTGAATCGATGTTTCCACTAACGTTCCGTTTCTGTAATCGTTGGTAGTGATTGTTCCCGGAACGGTAATTTCGGTCCCGAAAGGATTTGGAAAACTAAAACCGGACTGAGTCATAGAACCCGTTAGGTTATTGGATGCGTTGTAATTTCTAGTAGATTGTGGTACTCCGGCTAGACGATAGTCATTTTGAAAATAATCTGTGATTTTGTAAAAGTTCGTATTTACATCCGTTTCCCTTATGGAAGCAAACCCTAAACTTCTAGAAATAGTACGAGTTCCTTGGATATATCTTTCATTCGTATAACTATAATTAGTTGAATGGACAATTCCGTTAGATAAGTCCTGTCTTGTCTGAGTGACTAAAAAACCAGGGGTCATACTAGGTACATCCGGATAGTTTCCGGTTCCTGCGTTCACAGCTCCCGGTTGTGAATTTTTTAACTGATACTGAACTTGAGAGGTTTGACCGGCACCGTTGGAAACATTCAAAAGCTGATCTTCTCCCGAATTCCTAGGATTATTATAACGATAGTAAATTCTTCCCCAAGTCTTATCTAAAGAAAGAAACGCGATACTTACATCACTAATCCCATCTAAATTCATGTCTTGGAGTGAGATTTGAACCGTATCAGATCTTTCGATTCCATTGGATTCGGTATATTCTTGAGTGGAAAATCCACCAAAACTAAAACCGGGGCTATAATAAAAACTACCGTCTCCTCTGGAAAGATACGTCTCTATAGTATGATTTTCTTTATTAAATAATACTAAATCAGAAAGACCGTCTCCATTCACTTCTCCAAAGTTAAAATCCAATAAATTTTTACCATTTCCGGCGTTTAGATTGGTAGCAATCGGATTTGAAAACCCGTTTCCCATAAAGATACAAACGATACTTTGAGTTCCTACAAAAGAAACAAAGTCTAACATACCGTCTCCGTTTACATCCGAAAGTGTACTTTTATCGGGGTTTACGTAGCTAAAAAGTGGATACGTTACGTTTTGAGACGTTCCATTACTTAAATTGAATGTTCTTATCTGCAAAGCATACGTAGCCTGTCCTAGATTTCCTTGTGCATAGATTGCGGCTATCTGGTTATTGAGTGCGTAACTCTGTTGACCTACAAAGTTTAACCTCGCGCTGACTATATTCTCTAAAATGGATTGTAAACCGGTGACCGTCGAAGGGGTATAAGGATAGTCTTTACCATCGGATTCTAAAGAATCGGATAAAGAGTCGTATCCGTTTGCAGTTAAATAGGCTAATAGATTTTCAAATTCGGTATCGTCAATGTTTGCGTGTGTCGTTGGTGTAGGCATTTGATCCACAACCGCTTTGACTCTTGTGTGTTCTGTTTGATACTGAGCCATAAGGGTGTCTAACGCTGTTTTTTGAGATTGTAAAGCGGTTAAGGTAGAATTGTCATAGGTAACCACAAGTTGGACGTAGTCCGCCTTACCGTCTCCCGTAAAATCAATCATCGAATTGAGATAAAAGTCCCCTCCTCCTCCGATTCCAATTGGATTGTCAAAGTAGGTTTCTCGGTTGATATAGATCGAAAAACTTCCACCGTTATTGTGAATAAAATCAGAAAGACCGTCTCCGTTTACGTCCCCAAAAAAATCTTTAGACGCTCTGTCACTGGCAAGTGGTGTTGTGTTATTGGGTCCATAATGAAATTTGTATTCATACGGACTAAATACGTGCATGTCTCTGTTTGCAGAATTTAAATTTACATTTCCAAACAATACGGGAGACGTAAAATTTCCACCCGTGGAATAAATCCCCCAGAGCCTACCGTTATCCTCATATACAAAATCCGTTTTACCGTCTCCATTCAAGTCCACAACCTGGTAAAAAGTATTGTAGTGAATTGGAATATTAGGACCATTGAATGTTATGGCACTCTGTCCGATTTTTTGGATATGTCCTACCAGATGAATCGATCCGTTCGCTTCGTTTCCGTTTAACGTCGCAAAGTCTACAATCCCATCCCCGTTTAGATCCATCGGCAACCAAGCGGTCAAAGCGGAATCCACACCCACTTCGCAAGATCCTAGTCCACCCCAACCTAAAAAACTCCAACAGTTTCCCGCTAAGTACTCTAAGAAATGTTGATTGCCTCCCCAACAAACAGGTATGGCCGCGCACAAACAAGACGCAAACCCTATATTACAAGCGTTTCTGTCCGGAACCGGAACCTTAACTACATACTGTAAGGATGCGTCTATATTAGAATCTAAGGCGGATGGGTGATACGGTAGATTTCCGTTTAAAATAAAATTCATCGCATCCACCGCTATATTTGGTATGAATACATTCATATTAGAGACACTCGACAAGTTTTGATAGTCAAGATGTCCGGGCGAAAAACTCCCTGAATGATTGGTATAGTTAAAATCTAAATCCGCAAAGTTTTCACTTCCAAAAGTATTATTTCCATCTTGTTTCAACTTTCTGAATATACTTCTACCCGTTACAGGACCATAACTGTAATCTAAATCGTAGGTTCTGAGTACGTTTCCACCTACTCTAATTTCGATTGTATCGAGTCTTTTTTGAATTCTTTCCATCGTTCCAAGTGAGTAATTTGGAATTTTGTCGTTTCTATTTTCGAAATTAAACCGGATCGTTCTGTCGTTATACGTAATCGTATTTGGATAATAGTCTCCGCTATTTACATCAACCGGAGTGTAATTAACGTCGTATCCGTTTCCGTGTGAATCTTCTTCTCTAGAGAGTGCCCACTCCCGAATAGAACCGGCGGTTCTTCCTAAAGCCGGAATCCTTGAATCTATACTTCCACCAAAAATAAATCTTCTACCGTCTTTCTCAGTTGCCATCCAAGTACAAGGACCGTCTCCGCAAGTTCCCTGTGGTTCAAATTTTATATACGATTCCTTTTTAGAATGATAGATCGTTTTATTTCCGGATACGTCAATCAGCTCACCCGCCAAACTAGATACATACGAATCACTTCCGTTGTAATTAATTCCCAAAGAAGGGTTTCTGGAAACGGTAGGAAGTCCGTTTAGACTCCAACCCATTCCTACAATCGTATTTCCTACATTTGAATTGTAACTAAGAGATAGACTAGGAACTACTTTGCCGGGTGGTAGTTCTATTTCGATTTGTGTATTGGCAGATCCATCCAGACCCGCTTGTAAAGTAGGAAGTTTTTGGGGAATCCCTCCTGCAATTGCGGAAGCTACAGAACTAAATACATTCTGAATTCCTGATAACAAACTAAAATTGAATAAAAATAAGAGCGATATACTTAAGAAAAAAAATCCGACATAACGTTTCATATAAAGATTTCCCGGTTCTTTTATTCACAAATCGTAATTCTTTGTTAGTTGTTTTTCGCCTAACAAATTCTTTAATTTGTGATACCAGGCCACAAATATAGTAACTAGCGGTTTCTAGGAAGACTTTTTTCACTTTTCTAGGAAATATAAAGTTATTATGTTATAACCTACCTGTTAAATTATGCTAGGTCGCGATAATATGAAAAACTTTTCATTTTCTTCAAATTTGCAAAAAATATTTATCTATTTACAAGATTAACATACTTCAAACTTCTGGATCATAATTTTTCAAGAGATTATAATATGACAAAAAAACTAATACGTTATATTCTATTTTTTGCATGTATTGGGACCTTTAAATCTGGTTTATTTGCTTCCGAACTTCTTCTTAAATCAGGAGAAGCTTTTTTAATCGAAGAAGTAAATGAAAGTGCGGACGTAGTGAACGTCCGGTGGAAAGGTAGACAGTTTAGAATTCCAAAATCGGAGATTCAAAGAATTGATTATTCTAAAAAAGGGCCAGAGTCTTCTTACAATTATTCCGAATTCCGTTTAACGGATGGTAGTCAAGTTCGTGGAATTATTGTAGAAACTAAAAAAGACAAATTAGTTTTTCGAACCGAATTAGGATTTGTAGAAATAGAAAAATCTAAAATTCAAAATTTAAACGAAAACTCTTTAGAAAAAGAAAGTCCAAACCTACCTGACAAATATCTTTCGGGTAGATCCGGTGAAAATCTACTCTATGTAGGTGGAAGTCTTTTATTTCAAACTACAACCGGACCTTCTCACAAAACGAATCCAGGTGTAGGTGGTGCTGGTCTTTTTATCGAAAAAGGTTTTATCAATCATCCTTTATGGTTTTTCGGTTTTCTTTCTGAATACTCAGTGGCTCCAGGTGCACAAGGCTCTATTTCTTTTTGGAATCAATCTTTATATGTAGGAAAACAATTGGGGGCTTCCGCTCCTTACTTTTTGTTTGGAGGGGGAGTAACTTCCGTTCAATGGAAAAACGATTCTCGTTTTTTGAACGGAACCGATCCGGAACTTTTAGGTGAATTGGGTTGGGCCTGGGAATTTAACAACGGCTCTCGTTTGCGTCTTGGAATTCGTTCTCAGTGTACATTAGAATCTGGAGATTCTTTTTGTAGATCCGGGATTCGTATCTCTTGGGGGATTTTGTTATGAACAAATTTCAAATATTTAGAATGTGGGAACTCATACATTTCAAGGTTGTCTCAAAATTTGTAGGCTTCTTTTTAAGAAAAATTATTTTGAATTTCTCGCAAAATGTGTTAGTCCCCGCAAAAACGGTCTCTCTGTGTGATTCACAACAGACTTATTTTACAGAATCTCAGGAAGAGTTCTTGCATTATAAAGTTTTTAACAAACGAGTTTTGAATCAAATCCTTTCTAAAATTAAAAAAAACAAAACGAGTCTGTTTCAAATATTTAGAATATGGAAATCTTATGAAAATTTCATTAGAATAAAAATCATCCTTAAAAAACAAAACTGGTTTCGATTAAAAATAGAGTCTGATTCGATTTTAAAAAGAAGAAATATATTTTTTCTAATACTCTATTTATCAATCTTTCCACTTTCCAACTGTCTCAATTCTCCTTTGTCTAATATCCAAAACGCGCAAAATGAAAAAGTAACCTTGGCTTTTGTTTCCCAAATTGGTTCCCGTTCGGCAACAATCACTTGGGAATGTTCTCATTCTCTTCCCGGTTCCATTTTGTATGGAAAGTCAGGTTTGGAATCGGTTGTGACTAGTTTAGAAAATTCTAAAATTCATTCCATGACACTTCCCAATTTAGAATCCAATACGGACTATTTAGCCTTTGTTTTTTGTTCTAATACCACGGATAAACTACAAAGTATTCCACTTACTTTTAAAACCTGGATCAGTGATTTTCCCAATAGAACCCGTGGTCTTTGGGTTATAGGTGGGATGGGTGCGGATGCATCCCCAGTCAGAGAAATTGATTTTTTTGATCCGGTTACTTCTACTTGGTATCCTTCCGCAACTTCAATTCCTACCCCTAGAGTTTTTGCAAACATAGTCTCTCACAAAAATAAAATCTATGTCATCGGTGGAATGGAAAAGCAAGGAATCAATTACGTAGCTTCTAAAAAAACCGAAGCGTATGATCCGTATTTAGATCAGTGGACTACACTTTCAGATATGCCGGTAGCCAATCAAGGAGGAGTCATTGCTTCTGTGGGAGAAGAAATATTTATCATTTCCGGCACGACCACAAACGATATGACTACAGGTACTATTTTAAATACGGTTTCTCGTTTGGCTCCTGGAATCGGACAAAATGGCTTTTGGCAAAATTATCTTTCTTTAACCGCTATCTTTTCACGAGTAGACATGTCCGGTTGTGGATTAAACGGTAATATCTTTTTTACAGGTGGAAGATTTACGAATGACGGAACACCTCAGGCAACTTCGGATTCTTTTTCTCCTTCGATCAATTCCACTTCCGCCGCCGGTGAACCTTCTATCACAATCGCAAGACATGGAGCCGGTTCTACTTGTGTAAAACCTTTAAACTCCGATCCCTATCCTACTGATCCAGAATGGATCGCGGTTATCGGAGGATCTACGGGAACAAGCACACTCCAACCGATTACATCCATTACTACATCCAATCGTACCGACTTCTATCAAAATGGTACGGTTGCTTTTGCGATTGGTCCTATTTTACCCGTTGCCGTTTATTTTCCAGGGGTAGAAGCTTCTTACGAAACTAGAAAGTTATTCGTTTTTGGTGGTGCTTCTGCACTGAACATTCCTACCGATTCTGTTTATTCTATCGGTCTTCAAAACCCAATTGCCAGTAATTGGTCTTTAGATTCTCTTAAAATGCCTCGGGCTCGTTATGCTCACAAAGTAATTCGTATCGACAGGTAAAAAACTATATGAAATCCATTTTTCAAATCTTTATATATTCTATTCTTCTAATGTTGATCCTTTTGACTAAAGATTCTTTTCCAGACGAAATGTCGGGAGGTCACGAAAATGCTAAAATGTTTATCGAAGAAAAAAGATACATAGAAGCGGAAAAGTTAGCCATTTCTTTACTTACTAACAATCCTTCTGATGTAACCGCTGAATATATTCTTACTTCTGCTTGGGTTGGTTTAGGTAGGGAAGAAGCTAAAAAAGGAAACCTTGATAAAGCAATCGAACTTTTACAAAAAGCACGTCAAAAATGGCCCTTTGATCAGGACTTAAAAAAAGAAATCGAATTACTGGGAAATATTTCTTCTAAAAAAAATGTTCCATCTAACTCTTCTCAAAATCGTAGATCCAACGGCTCACAAACCGTCATCCTTTTAGATTCGGAATTATTTCGTTCCATCGATGATCTAAAGTCGGAGCTCCATTCTACAATTGTTAGTCTCAAAGATACTCATTCCTACAACAAAGAACAAGAATCCTTTTCTAAAAAAGAAATTCTCTTTCTGGGTTTGATTTTGATCTTTACGTTGGTTTCTTCTCTTAATCTTTATTTCACTTTTCTTTTGTGGAAGAGGAAATAGTTTTATACTAAGAACTTGTCCCAAAACCTGTCAAGGCCCATAGAAGCGAAACGCTGAGTTTCATAAAATGTGGGAACTCACACATTTTATAAAATAGAAGTTTATAACAATTGAATCTATAGTCTTCAAGCGTGGGAACTACCACAAAACTTAGGTTTATCTGTAAAATGATGTAGGAACTACTGCAAATCACGATTTTATGAACAAATTCTAAAATAGTAGGAACTCATACTTTTAGAAAAATTTTTTCTTACTGTCTATGTGCAATACTGTAATTCTATTTGTGCAATTATTCGCGAAGTGAATTTCGGAAAATTTAGTTTTTTGATTCGTTTTTCAGGAATACGAGCAAGATTCTTGCTGATAAAAGACTCAACCATAATCCATCCAAACGACTGGATCATTCTCGATAATTGAAACGAATTTTAACCAACTCTCTACGTTTGAATCTATTTGCTTCACTTTTTCTTTTATTTGAGAAAAGGATGTTTCTAACGGACGTATTATCCAAAGGCCATCATCGATTTTAATCTCTTGATGAGGGAGTTCGCAGATGATTTCAAATAAATCCAACGATACAAAATCACCTGATAGCTCGTGCGTTTCAATATCAGTTTTAGTGTCGTTTAAATTGACGAGGCCAATGCAAAAACCCATAAAATCACTCCTTCAAATACATTTCGTCAGTAAAACCGCAATGCTTACAAATGGATCTTACGACTATGGAGCCGGGGTAAGTGTGTGGATATTCTTTGACGTCGGCCAATTTAACTTGATTCGAACGACCACAGGCCACACATTTAAACTCATAAAGTTCTTCGCTTTTTTTGTTGGTAGCATTCGTAAATAGCATTACAACGAACATAAAGGCAATTTCACCAAATAGACAAATCACAAAGACGAGGAGAAAATTCGGATTCAAACCAAGCGAATATTTGTAATTCGCACAGATTGTAATATATGAAAAGATGAATCGAGCGAAAGTGATTTTTAATAATTCCATTTTATTGAATTTCCCTTCTTTTCCAAATTGAAAATAACCGAATATCGTTGTTCTCGCCTGTGAGAACCGGATGTAACCCGATACATTTGAACTGTTCCTTCCCAGGAGAAGGCCACTTGTAATCTAAGACGCCAACCAATCCCCAAGGGACTAAAATTTCAAAAGTATCACGAATCAGTTTATTGAGGTTTGGAAGAAAGGATTTTCCCGGTACGTAATTCTCAGAGTGACTTTCGGAATAGGGACGATCGATGATCGCCGCTTTTGGACGCGGGAATACCAATGGTGTCGCCTGCCTGCTGTCGCCATTGTCAAATAAGGATCGTTCAATAAGCGGGGAAAAATAAATCTTGTCGCCTTTGGCGACAACCCTGTCGCATATTTTACGTACGTCACAAAGAATGTCTGGGTCACACTCAGGATCAAGATCGACAGTAAGATCATTTATTCCGAAACCTGTTAGAGTGATCCCACCTTTAACACCGTTATATTCACCCGCTTTTCCGCCTGGGATATGAAGAATTGTAGCCTCTGGGTCTCCGCCAACTAAAAGAGGCCGGATTCTTTCCAAGAGACCGGAAGGATATGCGCCATAGTATTTTGTTTTTGAGCGTGCGAGAATCATTGAGTCGCCGATCGGGCATTGATCTGGTATGTCGCCTAAAATTATAGTGCTACCGGCGGGACGAGAGCTCATATCGTATCCTCATTAAAGTCAAAAAGTTCGAGTTGCGTATCTGATTCTTGTAATAAGAAGAGTTTCTCCTTTTCTCCGAACCATCCATATTTTCCTACAAACTCTCTTGCGCCTTCTATTCCAAAAGAGTCAGCGATTTCTTGATTGAAATTTTCGTTTATCCATGCACCTTCAAATCTACAAGATTCGCATTTAAGATGACATCCATATTCTAATGGTTGCGTTCCTAATTTCGGAACGTTTACTCTACCTACTAAAATCAGGCGCATTTCACATTTAGGGCAGAATTTCGGAGTCTTCGTTTTTGTTATGAGTCCATCTCGCCATTCTTTCATAGATCCGCTTCTTTAAATAACCTGATTCAAATCTACATTAAAGAACCCTAACCGTCCTTTATATGGAATAGGAAGAAGAGGTTTTGAATCAAGGATGACGTAACCATATTTACCGAAGAAGTATTTTGATTTAGATTCGGTTACACAATTTGAAAGAATCGCATGTCCGATAATACATCCCCGATCGAAATCTTCAATTTTCATTCCCTTGCATAAACCGAAGTTTTGTTGAATGAATTTTAATCCTTCATAATCAAATTTGAGACTTGCATGTATCGCGAATCGTCCTCGAAAATTGGTTTTACGATTTCGGTTTTCAACGTCCTTTATTTCACCTTTGCTAAAAGCAACTATGCGGGCTTCGGGCTCTATAATATCAGGACGGATAATAAGCCACGCCCAAGGTTGTCTTATTGAAAGAACTTTCATTCTAACGGACCTATTTCTTCCAGTTCCTTGATTTTATAAACGGTATCGTTTTCGACAATTCTCCATTCATGAAGATCACAAATTACTACGGGAATCTGATTGAAAACTGGTGAGTTATTTACAAGGATAATTTGCTGAACAAGAATTGTATGTGATTTGACGCAGATGTTCTCCGCATAAGGTTGAATTTTGCCGTCACATTGAAGAAAAATTATCATCCAAAAAAGAAATATAAGCGTTCTGAGTTTCATTAAGTTTTCCTTATGTTTTCTAAAAATGATTTCACTCGAAACCTCGATCAGTGGATTTCTGAATTCCTTCTTCTATGCGCTTGGGATCGTAGTTAAAAATTATCCAAGAAGTCCTCGCTACGAAGTTCCTCGGCCTTATATAATATTGCCGCCTCCGAAACTTCTTTCTCAAAAAATTCAGGGTTTTTGAGAATATCTAAAACTCCTTTTTGAAAAGATTCCCTTAAGTCACCGTCGTTTAATGGAAAATTTTTATCATACCAAGCGTATAGAGCAGAGACGAAAGCAGAACGCGCCTGAAGGACAAACGAAATCAAAAGAGTTGTATTATCGATAACGTCCACTGGAATTTTAGGTTCATTGTATTCGAACTCAACGGGCATAGAGACTTTCATATTCCGCCTCCACCTGCTTTTTCTTTAGGAGGATTCCTATCTTCCGCGCGTCCGTGATTTGGTTGATAACCTCCAAAGTATTTACGATCGACATCTTGAAACTTCGGAGTATCATCGTTTAGAATCTTGAAAACAAAAAACCAGATTATAAAAGCAACCAATCCAATGATTACCCAACTCAATAAAGTTCCAATGAATGTATAAAGAAGGATTAATTCTATGATTTCAAATTCGCTCACGACATACGCTCCGAATGATTAAGAGTCAAGTCCGGCCCTCCTATTGAGAAGATTAGAAAAACCTGAAAAGAAATCAGGATCGGTTTCCATTGCTTTGCGAAGAGCGACTCTCTCGGGCTCAAGAGTATGTTTATAATTTTCTAATGTAGAGCGATCCTCTTCCGACAAGTCCCAGTGAAAAAGGGCGAAACGAATCGAATGAAGTAAGACCGTTACCCGTTCGTATCGTTTTACTGTGCTAATTGGAAGATTCATTTCATTATCCTTTTTTTGAGTTCTACATAATACTTTCGCATTCGATCGGTCTTGATCCATCCCGGAATGACTTCCCATCGTGGAGGTGTTTTTCCTCGATTGAGAGAATCTTCGCAGTGCTTTATCCATTTTTCTTCCGCAATCTCGATCGGTTCAAAAGCATCCATATTCTAAAAATCCAAAATGCTCAAGGTATCCGGTCGGGTTATGAGCCCCCGGATACCCCTTAAAGACCGAAGCCAGCCTTTTGCGAATCGGAGAAGAAGGGAAGAAGACTCCTTATCGCTGTCAGTCGTCTAATCTGACTCATTCAATCCTTGAGGTTTTCAAGAACTCGATGAGTCGGATTTTGAATCGTTTTTCAGGATCTTCACCGAATCAGTCTTGGTGGCCTGTCGTAGGAACCTTTCCATATTTGCGATAGTAGCCGAACCGTAAGCGGCGTGAACACGCGCCGCAAAGTTATCGAGTTCTTCGTCTTGAATGTCGAGTTTGAAAATTAGCCGTTTCATTCAGCGACTCCTAACTTCTCAAGAGCCTCTTGAGAGATTTGATAAATTTCGTTTACCTCTTCGCTGTAGTTCGAATCGTCTGCGGCGAGTTCGTTGATTTTTAATAGAAGGTCGATTATCCACTGCGGAATCATTTGCTTTCCTTTTTGTCTTTGATCTTGAGTTTATAGGTGCGCCCTTTGCCAATTCCCGAAGGAATCAAAAAATCGGCATTAGACATTTTGCTGAGGTGAAAGGAAACGGTCCGAGTTGGAATCGACAGCATACGAGAAAGTTCGCCTGTGGATCTTTCACGATCAGGACGCTTTAAAAAGGTTTTCATTATCGCTAATCCTTTGTCCTTCATTCCAGATCCCGAGCAACGTCGGTTTCCGGTAATTCCAATCTGAGTTTGTAATTTATGTTTGTGTTAAAAAATCGTGTAGCTCCGACTTTTGCGAGTTCTGCATCGGTCCAACTTTTAAGAGCGGTCTTCTTAACTGTCTTTTTGATTTGGATCGCGTTATTTGCTCTTTCCGGATAAAATTTCTCGATGAGGTCCACTGAATACGGTGGAAGTTCTTTGGATTTCTCGTCCGTAATTTCGATTTCCTGAGAATCAATTTTCTTTATAGTTGCAAAAGGAAGTTCAACGGTTTTGCGATGTGCGAAAAGCGTATCTTTGTTTTGCATCACGAAGTCACGAACCTGTTTATCCAGTTCTTCTTTTTCGAAGACAAGGTCCCGCTCTGTGTCTACAAACCGAGAACGGACGCTCTCAACTTCGGAGTTCTTTTCACCCTCAATACGTTTTAGATCAGACTCGATTTCAACGAGTCTTTGCATCTTCGAGTTAAGATCTTCTAAAGTCTTAGGCGGCTGGTTTTGGGTTGTGCTCATCTATGATCTCCCGATTGAGTTTTAAACGCGTTGCGCGTTCTTTACCGATAAGAAGTTTTTTTCTTTTGGTTTCTGGAATTTTGATCCCCTCGGCTTCGAGAGCAATGATGACAAGTGACGATTTTCGAGTAGGGATCATGTCAAGCGCACGATTGAATTCAGAAATCGTGAATCCATTCTGCTTGCAGAAAGATAGCGTTCCTCCGGTCTTCTTTCTAAGCCGCTTGCGTAGCTCATTCTCTGCTTGCTTTGTGAAAAGCGTTATCGCTTTAATCTGCGGTTTTTTATTCGCAGTCGTTTTCTTAGCTTTTTGTTTCATCTCCACATCCTATAAACTACAATCACGGCGACACTCCAACAGATCAGTCTTACGACGAGTTGTTCGATGCTCATGATTCTTTCCTTGAAATTAAAAATGCGACAGTCCAAACAACTCCCGCGATAAGTAAGAGTATAATTTGAATCGGTGTCATATATGCAGGACCCCAGAAAGAGGGCTGCTAATTGAATGCCGTTGCGGCTTGTAATAACGATCAATCACTTGTCGTAACCTTTTTGCCTGACGTGTCGCATCGCCGCGATTCATATAGAACTCGTCACCGTCGGAGTCCTTCTGAAAGAAGACTTCTTGGTTTTGAATCGTTTGGTTGAGAATCTCCGAGAACTCCGATTTCATCGCGGGACCCCTAAAAGTGAAAGTTTTGGACTTGCTATATAAAATCCGGTTATTACTTTTTCGATATGCAAGACTGGTATGAGACTCTGAAGAAACAAAGAGCGGAACTTCGTGAGAAATGGATGGATAGAGGAGCGTTTGTTATGGACGAACAAAATTCCTCTCCTGAGCCCTTGGATTTTATTGCCAGTCCAAGTTCGTATGACTTTAAATTGAACCTTGAGCTTTATCGCCTTTACGACAACGAAATCCGAATTGAATTCATCTGGGAGCTTCCTGATCTGGAACGTCGCAATGGCTATCTGAAGGACGTTAATTTTCTGGATGAACCCCCAGAGACCGGATACATGGGAGCGATTTTTGAAAGAGATCCCCATTATTCCGAACCCCGTTTAGTCTTCTTTCTATCCGAATTTGATACAGTGCGTATGGTTTCGTCTCTACCTGCTCCTAAACACGTTACGGGTTCTAAAGGAGAACTCAAGGATTTGCTACTGGACTTTTTAAACTGAGGATAAACGAAATTGTTTATTCGGACGCTTCTGTATTTCCAGAAATTTCTATCTGTGCAAAGGTATAAATTTGTTTGAATGAAAAGGATTTGGAATCCAATCCAAGAAAAATGTCCGTCACTGCCTATCCCAAAGAAAACGAAACAGATTTCGTCCTCTTTGAATGGAGAATCGATTTGAAATTTAAATCTAACGATTCCTAAGTTCAGAGAAAAATGAACCCAAAAAGTTCTAAAAAGTTTCAGTAATTTGCTTTTTAAAATTTCTAAAAATTTCATGTCCTATTCCTCCATGTCCGCGCGATTCCAAGCGGTTACTGCTTCCGACGATGTTTTGTAGCTCAGTGTAGCTCTTTCGCATTCGGTGCACTGAACGCGACAACGCCAAGTTTTAGTAGTTTTTCCAAGGAAATCTTTTAACTCTGCGGGGCTTCCGCAGTTACAACGGTTTGGCAATTCCGAGAAGAGAGAATTACTCATGTTTTCCTTCTTTCTTTGCGTTTTTTTTCAGCGCGCGTTGTCCGCCATGCGATCTCTTTTGTTTGCGAAACGGCGATTGATCAAAATAGCGATCCTGAGAAAGTTTTTTAACTGCGTCTGGATTCAGTTCAAGCAACCAGCCAACCGAAAGCGCTGCTATTGTAATCAATTGCATCGCTAAGTGATAATCGTCCTCGGATGTATGGGCGTTGCCGCACATATCTTGTAACTGAGACAGTAGGTAATTGTATTCATATGCTTCGCCTCCAAAATCCTCAACATAGAGGGTTGGATCTTCGAGTTGGATCAATTTGAGAATATCTTTTATTTCTAATGTTTCTGGCTGGTTCATACGGGTTTTTGGTTTTTCCTTGACGTTTGTTAATGTATAAGTAAAATACAGAAAACGGAATTATTGTCAATAACAAAAATACAGAAATAGGAATAATATCAGAGGTAAAAAATGCAGAAACTTAGGCCCAGGCTGGACAATGGGATCAATCCTAAAATGCTCTATGAACCGGAAGAAGTAGCGGAACTTTTACAAGTTGAACCTCGAACTGTTGCAAACTATCGGCTGGAAGGACGGTTGCTCGCGAAACAAGTTAATAAACGAAAGTTCATGTACGAAGGTTCGGCGATTTTAAATCTAATGACCTCGATCGAGGAGCATCACTATGACGCCTAAACTTACACCCGCGCAAAGAAAGAAGATTTGGGCAATGACTCGTGAAAAAGGAATCAGCTCGGACCTTCTCCACAATATCATATTCGAGATTTCTAAAAAAGAACACCTTGGGGATCTTTCGATTCAGGAAGCTCGTCAAGTGATCGATCGAATCCAAGGAGAAAGAAGAAAGGTTAGCAAAGGTGAACCTTCCGCGTACGTAGCAAAGATGAGTCAATTCCAAGAGAAGCAAATCTCGAATCTGATCGAAACGATTCAAAGACTCGGTATGGAATATACATTCGAAGGGCTTTCTAAAAAGGTAGCTGACAAGAGTCCGGATCAGTTGACTCGGATCGAGGCGGGGAAGGTCGCTACGGCTTGCGTTCAAATCATAAAAAGACTGAAAAAACAAGACGCTTCTACCCACCCTTGATAATTTCTCTCGTAATTGATTTTTGCAATCTAGGCTCTTTGCCCATTAGAGTTTTTGAATGTCCTTTTCTTGCCGTCGTGAGTGGATGATTCGCCGGATTCACTCCGCTCGCAATTGTGCTTTTGATACTCGCAACAAAAGAATCCGCCGCCGCTTCCAAAGCTGAAATCATCTTACCTTGACCGGCAAGTGCTCGGTCCATCGCAAAGAGAAAAAGCTTCATCGCTTTGTCGATCGCCTCTTTACTTTCGAATATGGACCGTAGAAAAGATCTTTCTGGGATAATAATTTCAGTTTTAGCTTTCATCCAAATATAAATGGGAAGCTCTTCCTTGTCGATTAGCCCTTCTTCTACAAGCATATAATAGAGTTTTGCGATTGCTTTCTTTGACGTTATGACGGCACCGAATTCTTGAGCACCTGCATAAATCGCGAGCTCTGAGTTAGGTTCAGCAGCTACACCGACGCGAGCGGAAATGCCTTCGAGTTCTTCCAAGGATGAAAGAAGAAACGGAATGTTATTTTCATCCTGAATTTTGAGACTCATGAACTTTCTTGGCTGTATATTTTGCAACGTTTGCGATCGAAATATAATCTGCGTGTTTGACGATCTCGAAAGTTTTTTTTTCGAATCGAAACCGATCCTTTTCGTTTAACGTTCTTGAGCCGAGTTCGATTACGAGTTTGTCTTCGTAAGTGTAAAAACCGGGTTCACCATTTTTAATTTCTTCCCCTGAGATCGGAAGAACGATGAGGCGCTTTTCATCTGGTTCTGTATTCTTTTGATACTCCCCGCCTACATACTTGCCGCTAACTTGGAAAACTGGAACCAGGACTTCCAAACTTTTGAGAATCGGAATAGTCGAAGCGTTTATAATCACGCGATCACCCGTCCGCCCATTTCTCTGATTTTGATAAGTGCTTTTTTGTATTGAACTTCATACGAGTTCGCTTCGGTCATTGCATTTTCGCCCCCGCTTCCGAAGATTCTTTCCGATTCGCTTTTTTGTCCGCCGAATCCAACGGAGAACGCACCCGAAAGAGAAAAGGAGGTCGGGCTATCCGGCGGAGTAGTATCCGCAGAGTTTAAACCTCTTCTTGATGTGGATGATTCGGATTGAATCGCTGCAAGGGATTTTAGGCGTTGCAGAAAGTCGAATTGAGGATGAGAGATCGGAACCTTGTCAAGTTCGGATACCTCCCGACTTGCGTCGGAAAGTATCCGATTGAGATACGGATCACTAAAACCGTGATTCGCAGGAAGATACTCCTTGAAACTACTTAGAGTCAGTTCCACTTTGTGGAGCGTCCTTTTCTGCGTTCTCGGAAGGAGTCGATTCTTCCGTTTTGTCAGCCGCCGTCTTATTCTTGGCGCTTGTCGGCTTCGCTTGGGCCTTTGTAGAACGGACCTCTTGGGCTATTCGTGCAAATGCCTCTTGCTTGGTCTCGCCCCCTCTGGCGGGAGTAGATTTCATTGCTCGTAAAAATTCATCCAGCATAGGATCGCTTTCCGAAATTGTATTACGGACCGACGGACTGACTTTCTCCTGCTTACCAACATAGATGCCTTCCGGATAGTAAACGAGAGCTCCGCCGAATCGTTCGTCTACGAGCATCTTGGTTTCACCGAGCCAGTCTGTTTCAGGAGTGCCGAGAGTAATATCTTTTAGCACTGCAAGTTCCAGGACCCTTGGATCAGAATCCAAAACCATAAACAGATCGTGCCCCAGAATATTGTTTTCCGCTTTGAGTGCGTTTGTTGTGATGATGTTATCAAAAAACAAACCGTTCTGTTTGAACCATTCGAGGAGCGTCACTGTCGCATAATCGTTCAAAGGTTTCAAAAGACGAAGCTGGTCTTCGGGAGTGAGACAAAGCGTTCTCCCTTTGAAATGACCGCTCTTTTCTACAAAGGTTTTTCCCTTGTGAAGCTCTTCTAACATCGCTTTAGCGGTCGTTAAGTTTGCAAAATTGGGAGTCGGTTCTTTGTAGCCGGCACTCGCAAAAATTCCAGGAACTTTAAGAGCCTCCTCGCCATTAAAACCAATATAATCTTCTCTTTCTGCTACAAGCCTTCGAGCTGATTCGATCCGTGTCTGATCTAACGAAAATGCAGCACCTTTTCCGATTGCTCTTTTTGCCTGCATGGCCTCCAGATCGTCCGCGCTGTATCGAATCGCAGTCTTAATGTCAACAGCTGGTTGCGTCGTTCTGTCGATTGACTCGTCAACAAACGAAATATCCTTTGGTCTTGACCCGGCCGCAACTACGTTTGCTTTCCCTTGTCGATTATAGGTGTCGTAACCGATTTCTCTCGCATACGACGGGAAGGTCGGATTGACTCTTGCGATTTTTCGGAGTTTGAGTTCTTCTTCCGCCGGCGTGAGCAAAACGCTCAGAATGTAAAGTTGATCGTTCTTCGTTAGAAAAGAGTCTTGACCAACTGATTTTTGAGGAATAGGCATTTTGGATCTCCTGAGTTAAATGCTGATTTGGGTTTTAGGCGTCGGGTGTGACTCGGACGAAGTCGGAAAGAAACAAAACAACTTTCCCGTCTGTTGTGCTTTCTGATTTGAATTCCGCACCTTCCAGAAGTGCGGTTTGGCCTGGAATCGCAGTCTTACAAAAATTTCCGCAGCGTTTCGCCGGGTCCGTTGCGTGATTTTGGATTCGAATCCTTACTGGATCTAAGGAATTTACGACTTCCTCGGTATATACAGTCACAACCCCCGTTTTCACGATACCCATTGCGTCGCCGGCTATATAGGATTGGTTATCCGGGTCCCTTGCATCCGTAGATTCTGCGGATACACCGCGAAAAGGTTTTGCGAGTGTTGAGTTTGCAAGTTTGAGAATCGTAATTCCGTCGACGACACTCCCTTGCCCAACAGCGCGTCCGAAAGGAATCGTTTCTCCGGCGGCGAGATTACTTCCTTCTACAAATTGATTCGGGTAATGGTAAGGTTGCTTACCAAGTCCGACTGGATTCTTGGAATACAGAGGTGCAGGTTTCATTTTTTCTTCTCCCGCATATCAAACCGAGCTTCTTTTAGTTTTTCGATGTCGGCCTCATCGATTCGAACTGATGTTCGATCCGGCTTGTTTACGAAGAATTTGTCTTTCGCTACTTCTACAGCGGCGTCGTAAATCGCTTCCACGATTTCATCTTTCGCGTCCTTCTCGATTTTTTTCCCCGGAAGGATCGTTTCGATTACCTTCAGACGAATCTCACGATCGCTGAGTCCGTCGGCTTTAAACTCAGGAATGATTGCCTTACCGGTATCGATCAGTTTCAGCCTTTCGGTCGCCGCTTTGTGAATTTGCTCCTTGATAGCGGCGTCTTGTTCTTGTGCAGGAGTTTCGGTCTTTTGCACGTTAGTCGCTCCTTTCTTCTTCAATTCTTCGTTCTCTTTTTTGAGCGCGTCGATTTGGGATTGAAGTTCAGTCGTTTTCTTGTCGTCCGCAGATGGTTCTGCGCTTTCTGGATCACCCGAAAATTTGGAAAAAAGTTTTTGAAAGAGTTTGAAAATCCCGTTTGAGATTTGCTCTTCCGTCGGTGTGGGGGCTGTTGTTGTCGGATCTTCGTCTTGTATTGTAGTTTTTTTGAGTTTATTCATCGTCTCCTCGTCGATCATAATTCCAATTTCATCCGAGTTATCTAAGTGGATCGTAACCTCTTCACCTGCACGGCCTGCGGGAACCTGGGCTACGTGATTGACTGCGATTTCTCTTTGAGCAACATCGTATTGCTCGCCTTCGAAAACACCCGGCGTTTCATCGCGGTAGCATTCGAATCCGATAGAGACTTCTCGCTTCTCTCCTGCTTTTAAGTCTCCGATCAGATTGGCGTCATATACAATCTCGATGGTTCGGATCTTTTTGTTGTCAATGATCTCTACAGTATCGCCTAACGCACCGCGAATATACTTCGTATAGTTTTCGGGCACGACTAAACCCCGGTTATCGGATACAGGCGGATGGCCGTCGGTTACAGGTTTGATTTTAATTGAGTTGATCGTTTCCGGTCGAAACAACTCTTCGGGGAGTTTTGCTTCTTTGTAGACCTTTCCGTTTCTGAGGTATGGAAATACGCCAACGCGTGCGATTGTGACGTAGGCGCGCAGAAACCCCTCGTCAGTTTCGATAACTTCCAATTCTCCGCGATCAAACGTTATGACCCTCTGCATGTAAAAATTTTACATGCAACGTTTGAATTCGAAAGGTCGTAATTTCCGATATTTAGAGGAGTTTGTAGCGGGCCTTGACTTTCACGTCGAGAAAGTCTTGCATGGCGGCGAGGGACTCTTTCCGAGACCAGCCAAAGGACTGTTTACAATATTGAACAAAAGTATTTTCATCAGGGAAGTCTTCCAGTTCGCCTTCGATTTTTATTTTGATCTCGGCGAGCTCCGATCCTGTGAATTTTGATTTTAATAGAAGGTTCAACGTAAAAGCCCTGTCTTCTCTAAAAAGTTTCGCATGAGTGGTAGAACAATTTCAAGTTCTTTTTGACTCAAATAGATTCCATATCCGCGAACTTTTAAAAAACGATCCGCACGAGCTTGTATTTGTTTTTTGAGTTTGGTATTGCTGGTTTCATTTGCAATGAGCTGTTCAAAAATGCGAGCGATCCATTCCGATTCCCGAGAAAGCTCACTCCAATCCCTAAGTCCACTCGGATTCAACGGTTTTGCAAGTGCGAGATTTCGATACGAATTCGTATTTCGAATCGCCTGCATGAGCTCAGCCGCGTCGGCTGTTTGATGTCCTTTGTATCCTGCGCGGAAAAGAATCTCTGAATCCAATTTATGAAAAATCTCATGAATGATTTGAGTTTGTGCGTTATCAATTCCCGGTTTGATATAGATCGCACCGGTGGAAGGCTCGTAAAAACCGGATGCACGAGCAAACTCAGGATGAGAATTTTCGATCGGAAGAAATTTGAATTTGTGCCGTTCAATTTTAGGTTGTATGTTCAACACTGAATTTACGGACTTGATTGATTCCACGATTTGAGCTCGTGACAAAGAATTTTCGACTTGGATCGAAGTGTTTGCTTCGTTGAGAGTAAGATCAAGGGTTTGGGCGACCCACTCGTCTTTCCATTCCTTGACTCCTTCCTCATCTCCAAGGCTCGGTTCAGCCCAACATCTGCAATTCCAATCCTCTCCGGGGTGACACTCACAAGTTTTTGTTCCGTACAAAATCTTAGGACGTTTGTCCCAACGATGATATGTGTTGTCTAACTTGAGATGTTGGTCTCGGGTTCGGAAATGTGTGCATCGCCATACATATCCAGGGATTCCCGCGCCTGTTTGATGGAGCATCGTCGCGGTTCCGAAGAAACGCCCCATTTGGTCTCGCGCCCAAAACTCCGCCTTACTTCTGGTTACGCCTCCTCCGGTCTTTACGATGTCATCTACAATCGTTTGAAAGCTGGAACCTTGCCGGATTCCCTGAAAAATTTGATTTTGTGTTTTTGCGAAATACTCGTCTTTGATATTCCGACTGAGTCCCAGGTTCGTTTGGACGTATTCGTTTACCAAACTCTTGATCTGTTCGCCTGTCGCCTCTGTAATTCGAATTGTCGGAAAGACAGGATCTGTCGCATCTTGTTTGGATTGGCGACTCTGCGACAAAGTAGGCGTCAAATTTGACAGCATTTTTGTCGCCACTGTCGCCCCGAATTTCTTTTCAATCTTCTTGGCGATTGCTAAATTTGTTTTGTCAATCGCCCAAGACTTTACGAGTTGAAATTGATACTCATACCTTTCTTTTTGTCTTTCAGATTCATTTAAATTCCTTTTAAATGCTTCGAGGTTTTCCGAAAAGTTCGACTCGATCGAACCCTTGAGAACAGAAAGGAACGATTTTACAAATTGGTCATAATCGTTTAAAAAGAAATTTGCGTACTGTTGCTCAAGTTGAATCGGATACATTCCAATTTCCTAAAACAGAGTAAGTTGTTTCTCTTTTGGTTTTTGTGATTCTATCTTGGCATTTTCAGAATCAGGTTTAGATTCCGGCTCTTGGATCGCTTGAGGATCACCGAATTCGGGGCGTGGCCCTCCATTCCAAGCTGGATACGTTTCCAGTTTTGAAAAAGTTTTGGTTTTGACTTCCTCGGGAGAAAGAACCCCTCTCGCAAGATAGACGTCGCTTGTGCGAGCTTTAGTTAGATCGATTTCCGATTCTTCTTTCTCGCTCAACTTCCAAAGAGGATTGAACGAAAATTGCCAGTCTAGCCCCTCTATGTTCCCGCCAAGCTTTTGATAAATCTCACCTTGTTTCTCACGAACGATGAGCTTAATCGCTTTTTCGATAATCGGACGAAGGTCGTTCTCCTGATCCCGTGCGATGTCATCGTAGTAAGAACGGAAGTCAAATTGACCCGATGTAATTGTTCCCTGTGCCTGTCCGTTCAATCTGGATTTCGGAATGCGGGAAAGTCCGGCGAGGTTTTCAAAGATAAATTCGAGAGAATCTTTAAGACCCGTAGAATTCAAATTGCTTTCTAGTCGACTGAGTTCTTCGCCGTCTTCTATCGCGACGAGAGATTGAGAAGAGAGCACGGCGCGAAGTTGTCGTAAAAACTTCCGCATCGCCTCGGGTTCAGCCAACTCCTCGACTTTTTTCGATTTAAAGACTTTGGCTCCCGTTTCGTATAGCATGGAGGAAATAGAATGCAACGCCGTGTCCTGCGCGATGATCGCGGTTATGACGGTTTCGATTACGGAAACTCCGCGCCCGTCTTCAGCCACATACGAAGGACAGAGCCAAGAATAGCGACTGTCGTGAACAAGGTAGCCGTCAATTCGAACTTCAGGGATATGATACGAAGCCGCGAGTGGGCTTAGGTTTCGTTCGGTTAGAGCAACTCGATCCGGACCGAATACATTGATATATGCAATTTTATTAATATCACTCGGAACCTGGTCCATGATGTTGAGAGTCGTCTGAGGAACGGGAGCGTTAATACCGTAAAAAAGAAATCCACCCTCTTGGTAGAGTCGGCTGAAACGTATTAAGTCTTTCAGTTTCTGTTGAAGCTTTAGCTCTTCGAGTCGGTTCATAATGAGACGAGAAACGTTTAATTCGCCTTCTGATCCGTCCCTGTTCGTTTTAATTGTGATCCATTCTCGGGTTGCGTCTTCCGCAGGAGCATCCACAATATTCGCAAAAAAACCGTTTGCCCGATACCATGCTCTACATTCCTCGGGAGGAAAAAAATAGGAGACAGGTTTAAGTTGTTTGAGTTTGTCGATTTCCGTCCCTCTTCCGGTGAATTCGTCGGTCAAACCGTCGAAACGAGTCTCGATCTTATTTTTCTTACTGCGAGCCATCAGTTAATTCCTCCAAACCAGTTGTATCGATCCTTTATAGAACCTCCCTTGCTTGCGATTTTTTTGATTAAGCTCGCGAGCGAATCCGGCGCGTCGTCATGTGCCGCTTGATCGTTGTATTTCAGGATTTGTTTTAGATATTCCGGACTTATAAATCTTGAAAAATAGATTCGATTCCAGTTTCCACGCAGTTGATCTACGATTCGAAGGTTCTTATTTCCGGATGCGTAAACTTTTTCGACTTTAAGGGTCTTTCTTTTTCGAAGGGCTTCGTAAACAGCATCACCACCGTTGTTGCATTCTACGTACAAGACGGAAACGTTGTTGGCAATACAGGCTTTCTCAACTAAGTCGTATACTACATCGATCGATCGTTTCCAAATCTCTCCAAACTTGACATACAATTCAGCCTTACTTCTGTCTAAAATCTTATTATCAATTCCTAATATACTTAGCGCGGAGAAATCGGAGGCGGGGCCTGTGGTAAATGCCGGATCTAAAAATCCGTAGTAGGTCAATCCAAGCGGAGGTTCTTCAATTGTCGGATTTTCAAATAACTTTTCTTGAATGTCGATCGGCTCTTGTTGATAGAGGGCATGGAATAATTTCTCACCGATCGTTTTGCGAATTTCGTTGAGTTCTTCAATGGGGAATTTTTCCGGCCAGAGCGCATTCCCATCTTTATCGATCGCGGGGAGCCTGAGGACTGTCCAAAGTCCTCCGTCTTCAACGCGACCGTCTTGAGCAAGAACCTTTCCTACAAGGTCAAATTCGGCCCACCGGGTCATTGTAATTACGATTGCTCCACCGGTATACACCCTAGTTCGTGCGACCGTCCTATACCAATCCCAGACACGTTCTTGATACGTGGAGCTCAATGCCTCTTCGAAGTTTTTAATAGGATCATCAACGTTGAGGAGATGAGCTCCATATCCGGTGATCGCCCCGCCCGTACCGCTTCCGAGAACGGTTCCTCCGGAGGTTGTCTTCCATCGTTCCCGTGCGCGACTGTCTCCTCTTACTTTGAGGCTAGGAAAAATGTCGTGAAATTCATTGCTTTCGCAAATATCCCGCATCCGACCGGTAATGTCCGAGACGAGATCTGCGCCGTAAGCGGTTGAAATGACTTCTCGCCGAGGATTTCGTCCTAAAAACCAAGTTGGAAATATCTTACTTGAAAAAAGTGTTTTTCCGTGCCTCGGCGGTGCGTTTATGATAAGGCGTTTTTGTTCCCCTGTCTCAACCTTTATCAATTCTTCCCCGATTTTTCGGATGTGAGCAGGATCGGAAAAATCAGGATCAATATATTTCCCAAAAGCGAATAAATCATCCTTTCCATTCAGTTTTCCGTATATTCTGGAATTCTTATCAACTTCTCCGAATTTTTTAGTCTGCTCTTCGAGGATTGCTCCAAAAACGTCAGAACGAGAAAACTCGAGTTCAGTCTTCTGCTTTCTCATTGATCTCCCGCTCTTGGGTTATTACGGCGTTGAGTTGCTTTTGGATTTTATTGTGGTTGGATTTTAGAACGCGACGTACGGCGGGAATCGCTTCGAGAAGTTTCGTATATTCAGAAATTACAAAGATCGGGTTCTTCCATTTGTCGGTAGCTTGAAATCCTTTGAGCAGAGTTACCATGTTGCTCAGAGAATAAATCGCGGCGTCCTTTGTTTTAAACCGAAGCGACGTATCTTCTAAATCCTCAAAAATCCCATCTAAAATGTCGGAACACTTGTCTCGGATTTTATCTAACTTGAGCGTGACTTCTTCTTGGTTTTGTTTGAGGATTTTTTCCCAAAGAACAGCTCTTCGTTGTTCCCAATCGTGGCCGTTTTCATCTTCGACCTTCATCCAAGATCGAATTGTGTTCGCGGTTACCTTGATTTCTTTGAGCAAAAGCGCGGCGGAAAGTTGCTCTGCGTTATCCGCTTCACCGGAAAGATATATTAGTAGAGCCGTTTCATACGGCTTCGTTTTGTATGGTTTGAGCTGTTTATCCTCCGCCATCAGCGGAAAACAATATTATATTTTTAGGGCAACAGAAAGGCCGTAGTTTCCGATATTTTTTGACCGAATTCTTGAATGTATGTCAAGTTTGTTTGTCTGAATCTCGGTTTATATCCAATAAAATTTAATACGAAGTAAGAACATTAGATATTTATTAAATATCTCCGTCGCATCTTGTATGAAAGACGAAAGAATAAAAGACAGTTTGCGAGCAATTTTTAATGAATTTAGAGAGGACGTTGAGTCAAAGAAAGAACCTATTTCTGTTTTGATCGAGAGATACGTTGATCGGACGTTTCGTCTATTCGTGGATACATTTTCTCAAAAATAACGCGAAACATTCGAATTTCGGATCTCTTCATTCCTATCAGCTTTTCTATAATGTCTCGAATTCCGGCTTTTTCGATTTGCTTTTGGAAAAATCTTTCTTTGTCGATGACCTCGAAATGGTCGTAACTTGTATCTGCGCCTTCGGTCAATCTGGGTAAAAACTTTTGTGGGAATCGCTTTTCTCCCTCTCCAAAAACGAGCCAAAATGGATTGTACCCTAATTTTTTAAGTAGTGCATAGGCGAAATCAAACCCGATTTGGCGATCTATATCGGGATTGATATAATTGTAAACTGTTCCAGGCACTACCCCGGTTATTCTGGCTAGCCCGCGAGCGTTTAAACCCGTTTCGCGCATGACTAATTTCAATCGTTCAACCTGTAAATATTTGTCACGCCTGTGCATTTTTATGTTGAAACTCGCATAGCTAGGTGTAATTTCCTACGTTTATGTATATAATAGTTCTTCGACATTATATACACATGGATTGAATGTTTTATATCTTTTTTTGAAAAATAGAATGTCTTTGTTGGAAACCAAAAAATACTATACAAAAATATAGTTGACTTAGGACGAGAGAATGATGCTGGATTTAGAACAAAAAGAAGAGCTGATTATCGAAATCTTGGTAGGTTGTTTTGAGAAATACGAGCACGGACCAAATACATTGGATGAAGTGATTTCGGAGGGGAGTCAATTACTTTTAGCTCTTTTTATAAAAACGATTTGAGTATTGTTTTGATTTGTTGATATTTCTCAACCTGAACCTTTAATAACAGGCGAATTATTTCAACGGATTCGGGCCGTTTTCCGATGCCCGCTTGAACATCTGTTGGAATAATTTTTCTTGCTTGGCGCAACGCTTCAAGTTCAGCAATTTTTTCCTCTTTTGATTTTCCAGTCAATGGAGTTATCGGATTAAAGATGTTTCCCTTGCCCGTTAAAAGCCAATTTGCATTTACGTTATACTTTTGCATAATGTCAATTATTGCATCTGCGGATAGGTTAAGTGTTCGGCCATTCATGACCTCGCTCAATCTGCTGGGCGAAATGTTTGTATTCTCACAAAACTCCCGTTGATTTAAACCAAGCGATTCAATAAGGATAGCTAATCTTTCTCGCATAAATTCCGTTTTCTGTATTTTATTTTCTTGAATTAAATTCCGATTTCTGTATTATGAAATATAAGATGTTGTCGGCAAATTCACCCGTAAATCTTGAGCACACTATCTTATCATCAAGAGGGTCATTAGTTTCTGAGAATAATGACCCTCTTGGGACGGGCAAACGCATTTTTTCCCCGCTCTTATCCTCGATCGTTGTTCGTGGTATAAATTCGACGCACGCGATTTCCTTAAAGTATGATCTATCGCAGGAGTTTATTTCTCGCGTCCTCCATAATCGCAGAAAATCCAAACGTGTCGAACAAATTATATTTTTCGAATGGGGAATCACTGTCCTCGAATTTCAACAAATAACCCGCGATTGGTTGGAACGAAGAGAAAGAGGCCAGACGTATACTCAATCCGAAATTACGGATTTCGGTGATAGCGTTCGAGCTCGTCGGCTTGGAATCGGCGTAGAGGAACTTCGGGCGCGCAAAGTCGCCTTGTTAGGTGGGAACGTAAAGGCCGAACTTTCCGATAAATGAATATTTTTAAATCATCACAAACCAGGAGAAACTGTATGAAAAAATGGCTACCTCATGGGGTCGTCCTCGTTCTGCTTTCGTTAGCGGAAGGAAGCCGACTCTTTGAATTCTATCAAACGTTGTCGGGCAATATGCTCGCGGGAATTGCAAGTGCGACGATCACTGTCGGGATAGTTTTCTATCTCGCCTTCTTCGGGTATCGTTGGGCGTCAATTGGAGCAACGATCCTTTGCATTGCGCTTTCCTTTGCGTCTTTCGTCGATCCACTTCTCGACGAATTTGCTCGTGAAGAAAAATCGCATCCCGTCCAAGAACTTTTGAAATACCCAGCCTATAACCCCAAATCCTACTGGAACGGGGGAAGGGAGGCGTATGTCGAGGCGTTCAAGTTAGAGACCGAGTTAGTTAAAAAAGAAAATGCAAGGATTATGGCCGAAAATGCAAAGATTCAAACCAAGAGAGAATTATCTCTCTACTTTTGGCATCTACTTTTAGGTGCGGTGGTTCTTGCCGTTTGCGTTCCGATCCTGAATTATCTCGTGTCTCACAAAATCGCGGAGGTTCATTCGAGTTCAATAACAGTCTTGTCTTACTCACATAGAGGCGATTTTTATATGACAGCTACCAAGGAATCGCCTAAGAAGACAGTGTCGCATGAGACAGTCGCACAAGATGACATCGATTTTGGCGACAATGAGAAGACGAGCGACAAGCTACAAGATGGCGACAGAAAGACTGTCGTGTCGCACGGCTACAGTCGCATAGGAAACGAAGATGACGGCGACAGCTCATCAAATCGTCAAGACGACGCGACAAGTCGAGACGCGGAGATACTCCAACGTTTTCAGTCAAAAGTTCCTGCTCCAAAGATCGCCAAAGAGTTTGGAATCTCTCGTCAGCACGTATACAAAATCGTAAAGAAGATGCAACGCGTCTTCGAAATTCCCGCTGAATTAAAATTTGCATAAGAAGGTAAATACAATGAGTCAAAATAAACGTTCCGAAATCGCCACGCAAGTAATCGAACGTGGGAATGGCACACTACAACGCGACCAATTTCCCGAACCCGCGATTACCGTTCCAGCCGAACCGGTTGTATTGACGCCGGAAAATGCCGCGTTCCGTTGTAAGGTTCTCGTTTCCGAGATCCAGCAGAGCATTGCGAAGAGCATTTTCGCGTTACGCGAAATCCACGACCATGAACTCTATAAATACGTTGGATATAACGATTTCCGCGAGTTCGTTGCGGTGGAATTAAAAAATATCCTCCCGCTGACAACGGCGATCACATATCTTGCGATCGGAAAGAGGTTCGATTCGGAGGCCGCTCTTAAGGTCTTCGGCGGCAATATAAAGCAACTTCTCCAGTTTGCAAAAGATCCTGAATACGATGGAGTGCATATAGGCGAATCCTACGTGATTCGGGGCGGTGAGAAGATTGAGCTCGCGATCTTTGAAGCGGAAATCGCCGCGAGATACGTCGAGAAAGAGCGCGAACTTGGCGCAAAAATCAAAGATGCTCGAACTGCAAAAAAAGGCGGAGATATTCTGCTTGAACGCAAGGATCAAATGATTTTGGAGCTGAAGGAGGAGATCGAAGAGTTGAGGTCTCAACTCAACGGAGTGGTTCACTCAGACAAGAAGGCTCTTGCTGAATCTTTGGGAACCGAACGCCAAGTCAGCGGGCTCTTTACTCTTGCAACGGAAAAGATTCTTTCTGAGTTTCGGGATCTCAGTTCCGTGGATGTCACCAAATTTGCAAAAAACGTAAAAGTTCGGGCACTCATCACCGAAAAAATCCAAGTGCTTGAGTCGGGCCTTGGCTCCTTGAAAGAGGCCCTGGGTGGAATTTTGTATCAGGCTGAAACTGGAAAGAAGGGGAAAGCCTGATGGAAGCCCGTCTCGAATCAATTGTCGATCAAACGACACTCGCAAGATACTTCATGGAATGGAAGAGTCTCGGGCAAGAGGAAGGGACTAAGACATCACGCGGCGAGATCATTCAAGAGGTTTGTCGTCGTTTTGGGATCGAATCCGAATCGACGGTGTATAAGTATTTCAATCGATTGGGGCGCGGACAGTCCGTCTTTGAAGCAACCGAACGAAAGCCGCGTGGAGGTGTAGTTTTAACCTCACGCCGAAAACAACAGGCCGCGCTGGTCCGTCAAATTGCGATCTTGAAGGTTGCAACGGAAACGCAGTCGAAAACAAAATACGCTTCGACTTCAGCAGCGATGCGGATCGGAGTTGAGGAAGGGCTTTTTAGAGCAGAAGATCTTCCGCACCGAACGACTATTGACCGCATGCTTGGGAAACTTGGACTGCGCGCGCGAGACTTTAAGAAACCTCACACCGCAGTCCAACTTTATGCCGACTTTGCAGGAGAATGGTTGGTAGTGGATGCGACCCCGCTTGACCAGCACTTTCTCAGGTTGGACAATAAATTTCAGTATAAAAAAGGGCTGTCGGAAAAAGACAAGCATTTAGCAGACCTTCTTAAACGAGAAGGTCTACGAAGGATCTGGCTGTTCTTCGCGGTGGACTTGTATTCCGGTGCTTGGTTTTGCCGCGCTTACGCTCCCGAAGGGGGCGGAGAGGATACCGCGACTTGGATCGATTTCTTAACCGACTACTTTCTTTCCAAGGATTCAATTCCTCTTCAATCCGTTCCGCTTAACATCTACTGTGATCGCGGCTCTGGAATGAGTTCAAACGAAATGAGAACCTTTTTGGATCGCCTGGGAATATCGGTTACAACCCACCTTCCCGGAAATCCTTCTGCGAAAGGAATGGTCGAGGGTCGAATTTCAGGAAGCAAACGTTCTCACGAAACCCTGCTCAAAGGCTTGGAAGATGACTACCTGGACCTCGTTTCCCTGAACGAGCATTACAAGCAGTGGCAAATTTTTCACAACACTCAGTCCGGTGCGTATATGAGGTTTTGCGAAAGTACAAACTCAAAACCTCTTCACTCGGTAAATGCAGACGACATCCGTAACGCTCGCTTTGCGTTTCATAAACGCAAAGTTGACGCTTACGGTGTTATCTCAATCAAATGGGGCGCAAAAGCAAAGGTTGAGAAGTTCTTTGTCGCAAGGGATCTTCCTAAAGGTCTTGAGTTGCATGTCTTTCGAGATGTCACAGGAAAAGTCAAAGCACTTGATCCACGAACTGGACGTATGTATGACTGCGATCCTCGTGGAAAACAAAGAAGGAAAATGGGAACATTCCATAATGACATTGATTACGACTGGAACGATACCGAAGCCGAACAACTTCGAAAAGAAGTTCGTAGGGAAGCGAAAGGGACGTCGTTTGCTTTTCAATCTACACTTCCGCCGAAAATCGATATTCCTGAATGGAAGGGAAAAACAATCCAACACTTCGTTCCTGATCCGAGTTTTGCAACCGTATACGAGTCGGTCGGTGATGCGTTATGCGTTTTGGAAGAGATTGCTGGGGAGATTGAAGAGGATTTGCTTCCCGCGATCGTGGCGAGTTTTAAATCGATCTTAGAGGCCAACGGGAAGATTGTTTTGAACGATCTTCGCAAGTATATCGAGATCCTGCAAGGAGGGGAATGATGTTTTTACTTACAGATCAATTAAAGCGCGTTATACGAAAAATAGAAAAAACGGCGAAGGATAACGGCTGGCTTCTCGTTACCGGGGAAGTGGGAACCGGCAAAACGACTCTTAGGCGTCATATCCTGGGGGATTGGGCTCAAGAAAATAATTATCTCGTTCTTTCCGTCACAAGTTGGAAGGGACAAGGTCGTTCGCGCGTTCCAGCTCTCATGAAACGCATGATACTAAGTCTCTCTCCGGATACTCCGATGCCGGGTGACGTCGAGCTTAGGGAGGAGAAATTGAGGTCGCTTTTGCTACGAATGCAATACAAACAAAAGCAAAAAAAAGAAGATCCTAAGAAAGTAATCCTGCTTGTGGATTCGGCACAGGACGTAAGCGATTCGACCTTTAGAGAGTTAAAAAAACTCAGAGAGATTCATACGGAGCCGCTCTTTTCGATCATTATGTTCGGAAACGAATCCTTGGTAATGGATTCGGTCATGAATGGGCGCGAGGTAGGTTATCGTTGCAAGCATGTCGAACTCAAGCACTTGGATGACGAAGAGGTCCTGGATTTTGCAGAGAAGAGATTCGAGATCTCGTTTGAATCCGGGAAATCAGGTGTCGCCGCAAGAGTTCTCTTTTGTGAAACGGTACACCCTTCTCCTCTTGGAGTGGAGTATTTCCGTTCGTGCTTGGACGATATTTCGGGATTCAGTGGCATGGTCACGACAGATCTCATTAAACAAGCATCTATGATAGACCTGCGTTCACGGATGAAAAAAGCAAAGGTTTTGATTTCGGATATTACGAAGGAGGCAAAGGCCAACGGGATACGGTTGAACACTACAGAAGCCGCTACCATTTTGTCTGGAAAATCCAAGGCGTCCACAGAAAAGATTCAACAGCTTCAAAATCTTACGGAAAGGGTGATAAGAAACAAACAATAATATCGGAAACTTCAACCTTGTTCTAAGTCCGTAAATCGTGCAAAATTCTTTTACTTAGGTTTTACGGGAACGTTTTGATGAGCCGCAGTAGCGGCTCATTTTTTTAGTTTCAAAAAGGCACGATGGAAAAAGTTTTAGAAGTACCAATTTATCGGCTCATAGCCGCAACGGCATTCGTATTCCTTCTAATTCTTCTTAAATATTGGAAGGATTTAAAATCCCTGTGGGTTTGGGTCTTCTCTGCAATTTCGAAAAACTCAAACACAAAAATCAATTCCCTACTAGCAGAAATTAAAACCCAGAAGGACGTTATTGAGAACTACAAAAAGCGTCTTGAGGAAATCATAAGTTACGTTGAATCCAATCGGGGGCCGCTCGAAAATCATGTTGGAATTCTTGAACATCCAGCAAAAGTTTTCGTTGAGTCCCAAGGGCTTACTTTTCGTTTCACAAATCACCTTCGAATCAGTGACGCGCACCGTTTTTCTGAATTTTTAAAACTTCTCGAAGAGCGTGTAAGGCTCATGCCTTTTGCGGACCAAAGGCTTACTCTGGATTTGACCGGGGTTAAAGCTCTTAACTCAAAGGCTCTTTCTTCCCTCCATGAACTCTTTCATAGGGTTGGGACAAACAACGGGATTCGACTGAAATATCTTTTCGACAAAACGAATAAGGAACATGTTCGATACGCTCACAATCTTGAAAAGATCTCCGCAGATCTTCCGACGGATTCCGCAATCGTCTGTCTTGTTACCTCTCATTCGGAATCCGAAGAACAGTTCGCTCCTAAATCAAAAAAACGGAGAAACAACCGATGAAATTCCTTTGGCAAGACGACAAAACCGGAACGTTCTCCGACACAACCCTGCGGACCTGGGTTGTGTTTTTCGTATTTTTGGCTTCCTGTATTTACTTCCTTTTCTTTGAAGAGGAAATTTCCGAGTCCCGTCTTTCTCTTATCGAAATGCTCGCCTATTTCTGTTTGGGACAAGGCGCGCTCTACCTCGGAAAGAGAGTCAACGAGAACGTAAAAATAAAATTCAGCGCAAAAGAGTTCGAGAAAGAAAAGCCAAGGAGAAAATAGTTATGAAAAAAAATGCGATTATTGTAATATTCGTTTTCTGTTATGCGGTTTTATTTTGCGTAACGCCTCAGCTATCTCCTCCTTCGGCAATCAAAGCGCAAATCGATGGATACAAGCGCACCGAGGACGCACTGAAAAATAATGAGCCGGGCGCAAACGAGCGAGCGATCTCGGATCTACAAGAGTGTAGAGCAAGTCTTGCCGAATTTGACAAAACTGTAAAATCGAAAGATGAGAAAATCGCAGAACTCGAAAGCTCCCTTCGCAAATGTGCGGATAAGATCGCGAAACATGCGGAAGGAACCGGTTTTCAATCGGGAGTCGAGTGGATCGCAGGAATCGGGATCGCTTTCATTATCCTTATCTTCCTGATTTATCTCGTCGTAACCGGAAAGCTGAAAATCCCGTTCGTGTTGGGTGGATAAGAATGTATACGCTCGACGAATTTCATTCCATCCTCGTTACAAAAATCGCCGCCGGAGCGTTAGGTCATCGCGTAAAAGACAAGTCCTGGACCATATTTGGAGTTCGGGCTTGCTCTATTCAAATGAAACAAGGTGAAAGTCTTTTCATTAAGACCGAGAACACATTCAACAAATACGACGATCTGTTGTGTATCCTTCGCGGCGACGAAATGAAATGTTTTCAAGGAACGGTTGATCCGGGAAGAAAATACACGGATTCACCGATGAATCCGAACGGATGCGCTCATCTTTTGAACGGTCTCCATTGGTTTAAGAAGGGTCTCCACAAAGGATTTCCTGCATTCAATCAGGCGAAACCGGTACAGATTTGGAGGGACCGGAACCGGAATAACGAAAACGACGATGGTTTCGAAGAGGAAGGTTTTTTTGGGATCGACATTCACTACGGATCGGGCAACCGAAACAAAATCGAAGGGTGGTCCGCCGGATGTATAAATACATTAGGAGATCGTAATTCTTTCGCATGGAGAGATTTTAGAAACACTCTCTCCTATGTTTCTTGTGTCAAGCCCTCCCGTTATTTTTTTTACATAAGACCATATTGAGTTAATTTTCGATTTAATATATTCTCAGGCATAGAATCGAAAAGTTTTCCGGTTCGAATCATTACGTAAAGAACTTCGATCATTTTACGTGAAGTAGCGATGATCGATTTTTTAGCACCTTTTTTAAGGTATAACCTTTGATAGAACTCTTTTACCTTACCACCGTGTTGACAACGAACCAGACTCCAAGCCGCTTGAACAATCACCCTTCGAATTGAATGACAACCTCGATTTATGATTCTTCCGTATCGAACCGTGTCTCCTGAAA